GCTACATCGAGCAAAACTTGCTCGTTCTCGTCTGCGAAACGCTCGCTGACGTTTACACCTACCTTGCCAAAGAGTGTCCAACTCCATTAAAGTCGAAAGACTTTGATAGAGACTCTGCGTATATCGCTAAGCGATACAACGCTGAGGGACTCCCATTCTTTACGACGACCCTGCCCCGATTAGGAGCATGGTTCGACTTAAGAATGAGAAGATTGCAAGTGAATGAGCGCGTCGAAGGGTTTGCACCCTATGATGGCCTCAATCCTTGCTTTCTCAGGCCGCTCTGGATTTATCTAGAGCAGCTTGACTTTGCCAATGTTAGCGACACGCACTATGAGCTCGTACGTTGTGTACGAACTCTGTTGCATGGTTTCAAGAAACTTGACGTTCCTTGTAAAGAGGAATTGATCGACGCGAAGCTTGAAAACTTCCTCAAAATTGAGGAGGATCTCACACTTCAGTCAATCTATCCTTCGCCCGTCGGGCGCCGTGCACAGCTCCTGGCGGATCGGATATTCTTCGGTCAAACCGTCGAAATACTCCGTCCCCGTCATGGACCTGGTGCTGTGTCGGGTGGTGAACGCTTGAATGGAAAGTGGAAATTTTCCACTATCCACGAGAGTGTCCATCGCGTGTGGCCATACTGGGACTATTTGTTCCCAGTTCGTTCGGCTATTGCCGAACCAGGTCTCCCGCGAAGATCACGCTGCCTCCAACTTGCTGCTGGGGCAAAGCAGTACAGGTCTATGACCCGCCTGCCTTTCCCTACATCAAGGTTGCTGCTGGTACCTAAGGACTCTCGGGGCCCGCGCGTAATTACGTGCGAACCTAAAGAGCTTATGTATCTACAACAAGGTGCATCTGACTGGCTTGTTAATCTTTTAGCAAACCATCAGTATACACATGGGCACGTAAACTTCGACGATCAGGAGATCAACGCTAACATAGCTCTTGCGTCTTCAAAAACGCACGAGTTTGCTACGATTGATCTTTCTGACGCGAGTGATCGTGTAAGCTGCAAGTTAGTATCCTTTCTCTTCCCTCACGGGATAAGCGAGAAACTACTTGCGCTACGGTCCACTGCTACGAAGCTACCAGATGGTAGCGTCGTTGAACTCAGAAAGTTCGCGGCGATGGGATCAGCTTTATGCTTTCCCGTCGAATCGCTTGTTTTCTGGTTAATCACAGTGGCGTCTGTTTGGCAACAGACGTGTGATCTCCACCGTGCGCTTGATAGCGTTTTTGTCTATGGCGACGATATAGTCGTGAAGACAGAATTCGCTATTCAGGCGATAGAGGACTTGGAATCTTTTGACCTAAAGGTCAATCGACAGAAGTCCTTTATTGGTAACGATCCTTTCCGCGAAAGTTGTGGCATTGATGCTCTTGATGGGCACAATGTTACTCCTTTTCGCATTAAGAAGTTACCGCCTCAGCGGCCGAGCGATGGCGATGGGATCGTCGCATGGGTAAAATACTGTGAAAACTCTCAGTATATTTGTCCGCGTCGATCTCGATGCTGCATACGGTTAGTTGAAGCACTCGTTGGCCCGATTCCTCGGGTCCCGTTTGCTCAACCCTTTATCAGCATCGTCTCTAATGAGTTGAACTGGGGCCTTTCAGCCTACGGTAAAACTCGCTGGAGTCCGTCTGATTGCTATCACCGAGCTCGTCTACTTGTGGTTAAGAACCGCAAATTCGACGACCCGATCGAGCCATGGGCTCGATTACAACGAAACCTC